GACCGTTTTTGATTCTAACATTAAATGCTTGTTCATTGGGTTCACTTTTAACACCTGATTCTATCTGCAATCTTTTTTCAGCATAGATTCTTGAATCACCGGATCCTTCATGTAAACTTTGATTATATTTTACTTTATCGCTTGTCTGAGATGCCAACACATAGGCAGCAGGGCCATTTGCATCTACACGATCAGTATTAGTTTCAAAATATAACTTTTCGCCAAATATTTCTAGTTGTCTAGCTTCTTTAGACATTAGTATCCTCCGTAACCCCCACCTGATCCTTCAGACCCCATAGGATCAGAACCACCACCAGAACTAGGAATGTCACTCTGTCCAGTCGTTTGTTGACTTGGTGTAGTAGTTGTTCCAGTCGTAGTAGTAGTACTTGTGTCAGTTTGACTCGTTGTAGTGGTGTCGGAAACATTTGTCTGTGAAGTTGTGGTTGGAACTGGTGCTGCTGGAGTTTCTTCTATCGCTCTTACAACTTCAGAAGTAGTCTCTTGTTGTTGCACTGTTTCAGAAGAAAATGCTCCTACACATTGAACGACTTTGAATACTCCTGCTTTTTCAGGATCAGTTCTTCTATCATCTCTCTCTGTACTTAATATAGGTCGAATGATAGCTCCATATCCGGTATCTGATGTAACAGATAAGTCTGGTAATCTATTATAAGGTATTTGTTCAACTATTTCAATAGCTGCGATTCTTCCATTCTGAACGATTGGTCGAATGTCATCTGATATTTCCGCATCCTCATATCCAATTCCGGGATCTTCAATAATTATATCTTTTATAAATGCCTCTTTTTCTTCAGAACCGTCAGTAGGATAGTTTTCACCGGGGCTAAGTATTACCACTGATAATACTTGACCATATGTCGGTGACTTCATATTTTTATCAACTATTGCTTTACCATATGCTCCACGACCTTGATGGCATTTGTCATTAAAATCAATTAATGGGCCTTCTGCGTATCCTTCACCCGGATTTGTAATATCAACACCAATGATACTCGCTGTTCTACTTAATGTGCCGAACATATCTTCTTTATCAAACTTTGATATAAAGTTTCCAAGTATTACTTTACCAGTTGCACCTCGACCACTGCCACCAAAGATATCAATATTTGCAGGGCCGCAACCAAAATCATTACCAGTGTAACAGTTACCACCACCGATTCCATGATCAGCTGCTTCACTAACTGTTGATCCAAATATTTTCCATTGCCCATACTGTTCTTCAAACTTTGATAAACCTGAAGGAACACCACTATCTAAAAATCCCTTTGCTTTATCAATTAAACCAGATGTTGTAGATGCTGCATTAAACGCTTCATCTAAAAGACCTTGACTTTCACCCTTTGTTTTATCTTTTTTACTTCCACCATCAATACAATATTTAGAAGAGGATGTTTGCTTTAAAGGAGGTTCACACTTAAATAGGTTTCCTACCTTTTTCATAAAATCAATACCACCCAATATGAAATTTTTTACATCAAAACTAGCACCTATTGGGCCAAGAATGTCAAGTATCGGAGCGAGTAATGGTTTTGTAATTGCTTGTATTGAATCAGCAATCTTGTTTGTTAGACCTCCAATAAATTGTTGAATCGCACAAGTAGGAGCATTCAACATGTTTTTAGTCATACCTGTTAACATGTCTTTAATTACTCCACCCATCGCACCAGTTACCTTTGATGTCAGACACTCCATGCCACTAAACATCTTATCTGTAACACCCGACAAATTACCTGCTAATCCTGTGACTATACCTATTGCACCGGGAACTTTACTCGCGAATACCTGACTAGCGAGTTTTGCCATACCATTATCAACGAAAGATACAAGACTATCCTGAAGAGCATTTGAAATACTTCCTACAAATGTTTGAGAAGCAGAGCCAATTGACTTAGTAAGTTTACTTAATTCATTAGGTAGATCAGTAGCAAAATTATTAACCTTAGATACCATATTAAAATAATTTTGTACCTTTGCCTCAACTTTTTCAAAAAATCTATCACTGTCACCATCGGGTAAAATAATACATTCACCTGTGGTTGCTGATAGTGGTTCAAGGGGGTATAATTTAGCTGCTTCCTTATACCACTTATTTCTATCATCTAATGAAGCAAACGCATTTTTATCAAAGGACTCTAACTCAAATTCAGTTGATGGAGTAATTTCAGAAAAAATGTTCGGATAATTATCTTTAAGCAAATTAATATTATCTTCATACCCAACAGGATTATCTTTAATTAATTGAGTAAAAACTTTAATCTGTTCAGGAGACAAGAAACTCGGTAACGGAGATTTTTCATTAAAAATCTGAGTTGTTTCACTTATGTTTGGTAGAAATTTGTCTGCCATAATTATTCTTTCCTATGTTATATTTATTAGAACATCTCAAAGGTGCTTTCAATATCAAAACTTTCTGCAGTTTCTTTCAGTATTGGTGTTAAATTTTTCTGAACATTTTTCAATTCATCAAATGGTGCCTCCTCTATAATCGTATCTTTAATACCAGAGACAACATTTCCAAGTTTTTCTGATGCTACCTTACTCTCATTTACTATTTGTTTAATACTTTCTTGATCTAACCCTTCAAAATTATATTTTGAAAAACCTGTTGGATCTGTATTTGCATTTAACTCTTGGTTTTTTGGATCAAGACCCGCTGCCTCAAGTTTGGCATTATTTACCTCTTTACCCTTTCCGGTACCAGTGCTGCCATCATTACCCAAACCTTGCGTATCTTTACTATTTGCTGAGTTGGTTTCATTTCCCATTCCTGTGCCACCGGCTTTCAGATTATCGGTTAAACCAGATTTAACTCCAAACTTACCACCACAATCTTTTTTTGCTGGATCTCTACCCATGACACCAGTGATCACAGGAAAATTTTGATCTGGTGATAAAAAGAATCCAAAAACAATATCATTCTGAGTAATCTTGACTGATTTCATTCTGTTCGCTGCACCACTTCCATCTGTGACACCAAGCATTACCATTGCTGTATGACAGTCTTTATCCTCTACATTATCATTCTCAGAATATGTACCCATAATACGGACTTTAAACCTATGACCCCATCCCATACCATTGAGTTGAGCTCTTTGTGCCTTTTGGGATACAACTTTACCAATCCAAGGTTCAAGTCTGGAATTGAAAAAACTAGGTAATTCAAACATTAGTCTTTGCTCCTCTTTATACCATAAGTATCTCTTACTAAAGTTAATGAAGTAATTGATCTACGATCAGTAAAGTGATGACACAAATTTAAGATGAGATAATTACCACTTTGCTGTTCATCTTTTGCACCTTCTTCCTTATTAGCACTTGTTGATTCAATCTCCATCTTAATCACATTACCTGCTTCTAGTTTAAGGTTACATGGAATTTGTATATGGACAACTTGTGAGTGTAATAAATTATATCTCATCACTGATGATGCTTGCCATTCTCTAGGATCATTGTTAATTTCTGTGCTTGGGTTTGAATCTAAACTTCCAACATCTAGAATATGATGAAATGTTTTTGTGAAACTTTTAACATCATCTGCAAAAGGAGGAGCTCCCCCTAGAGTTTTTTTGACCCCATCTTTACTAATATCGTAAGTAACTTCTTCATAACAAAATGTTCTTGGATCAAAAAAGATATTACGACTTCGATAAACACCACCTTTTAAAGATTTAATTACATCTTGATCTTTTTCAAATCTTGGTGGCATCATTATTTTATTATCATTATTATCCTCTGTATTATCCTGTTTAAATCCACCAAAATACACGAGTGTAAATTCAGGTTTCTGAGATATTAATTCGTTTATAGATTTAAATTTAAATCCACTTTTGGTTTGGTAGAAGAAAAATCCTGCATCTCCTTTCACGGGAACTGATCTTTTACACAAATCTAATATCAAATCAAGACCTCCTCTACCCTTACCCAAGAAATTATATCCATTTTGAGTTGGTTCAATATCTAATTTATCATTACTAATTTTTAGTTTCTCCTTCAAAATCTTTTTGACAGTATCACTTATCTTTCCCTTGTACTTATCAAAAATTGGATCATCATTATTTTGTTTAAGTTGAGGACTCACCACTGAAAGTAATACTGCTTGCCTGTTAGATTCACGAGTCATCACAGGAGCTTTAGACACCTTGAAGGCATCTTTCTTTAAAAATTTAAGTTCGCCAGTTTCATTAGTTATATTAAAGAACAAATCTTCTAAACCTGTAATTGGTAACGCTTCTTTAACACTGGTCAATTTATTTTTGTCGTCTTCTAAATTACCACCTGCATCCACATACATGACATTAGCAGTTACAGTTGGTGAATATAAACTCTCATAGTAATCAACAGACACTACTCCTCCCTTCAGTTCGACTGATTTCTTACCCTTTTTCTGAAGTTCTATTCTATTGTACTTTGAAGGACTGACTGCTGACATTATACTGGGACTGCTATATTTGTTTGAACTATCTGTCTTTGAACTATGATAGTTTTACTACCGTTAGTATCACCACCATTATTTAACATAGAAATAGTATCGTTATTTTTTGATTTCAATTGTGAACTATCAAGTTTTTGAACTTTCCCGTCTGAATCTTGTACAAGAATAGTTGTATTTAGTGGGTTGATGCCTAATTTCTTCTTATAAAATTCAATTTTTTCATCAACACCCACTATCTTAGAAGTTTCACCATTTTTTACATACTCAATTCTACGGGTTTCAGCTTCCTTTAATTTTTCTTTGTAAAATCCCTCCTCTTCAAGTTCTTTTTCTGTTTTCGTTCCAGTAACAGTAGTAGAAGAATCCGATTTATCAGTGGTAGTCGTGGTGGTTGTAGTGCTTTCACTTGATGATTCTGTGCCACTTGTTCCAGATCCATCACCACCTCCTCCAGTTGATACACCAGATTTTTCGGCAGCCTTGTTAAAATCACCTGTGAGTTTCCCGACTTTATTGGTTACATCATCTAATGGTTTAAGTTTTTTCTTTAAATTTTCTGCCTCATCAATCAATTTTTTATTTTCAGATTCCTTGTCCTCAAAATTTATTCCGGTTACAAATGAAATAAATGGTTTGAAAAAATTAAATACTCTACTAAAAAACCCTGAAATTGAATTAAATACCTCTTTGATAGTATCCATCATTTTTGGTAGTGCATTGACAAGAATACCAGTCAATATTATCGAACCAAATTTCAATATGTTATCAAAAACATTTGCGACCTTTTTAACTGGTGATTTAAGAACACTAATCTTCTTTGGTTTTTTTGTTTGTTCTAAATTTTTCTCCTCTTGTTCTATTAATTTCTTCTGTTCAATATCCTCTAATAATTTTTCTTTTCTAATTTTTAGTACTTGAGTTCTCTTAGTCCCAATTAGTAAAGAACTCCTAATATTAGATACATTTATTTTAAGTTGTTCTGCCTGTTGCATTACTCAATACCTAAAAGTTGGGGTGTAAAAATCATATAATCATTCAAGGGATTGATTGAACTTACAGGTTCAGCTGCATTAGCAGTAACACCCTCTTTTACTGGCACTGCTGGCATTGGAGTAGTGATTGGTGGTAAATCTTCAGTAATAATATTAACTTGATTTGCACCATCTGCTAACATCGCAAGAGTTTCATTACTATTTGTTATTTGTCCATCAGTATTTGGTGTAAATAATTCAGGGCCTTGTTCTCCAACAAGTATTGTTCTACCTCTTGCACCTCTACCACCTCGTTTTCTTGCAATAATATCACCAATTTTTGCCTCAAAGTCTGCTCTAACTCCTGCTTCTAATTCTGCTTTCTTTTCATTATCCTCCTTAGAAAAATATTTCTTACCTTTATCTCTACCACCTGTCCTCACACCTGACATTTGAACTGTTGCTTTTTGTGCATCCATCTCCTTACGCATATCATCACGAAGTTGACGGAGTTCTTTTCTTTTTGCTTGCACCTTTTGAAATAATGCTTCCTGTTCTGCGTTTCTCTCACCTTTTTTAATAAATCTTCCTCTACTATTTGTATATCCAATTCTACCCTTAGAATCCATACCAGCATCTTTAAGTTGTTGATCCAACTGATCTTGGGCATCAACAAATGCTGATCCACCTTCAACTTTTCTCTCAATAAATTCTGCTAGTTTACCCGCACCAATTGCGATACCGATCGGTGCACCAATTAGTGCGATTGCACCTAGTATAACTGGGTTTGCCATGACAAATGCTAAACCACTAAATGCAATTTTGATTGCTCCTATTACACCACCAAGTGTGCTTATTAAAGGTAGTGCAGCAAGAATACCCATGCCAGCCAGTATAAACTTCGCATTCTTTTGTATAAATCCAAAAAATTTACCTATTGCCTCAGAGTTTGCAGGATCTCTAATAAATTCAAATGCAGCATTTCCAAGTATACCAATTCCAAGTATACCTGCTAAATCCATCAACTTTTGAAATGCACCAGTAACAGGTTGCAATGCCTTCATTGATATTTTCTTTAGACCACCTGCAACTTTTTTGCCAGAACTTTCAACACTTTTTTCATCTTCTGCTACTTTTACCTTATTTTGTTCCTCTCTGAGTGCATCTATCTGTGCTTTTTCTTTTTCTTGTTCAATAGCGAGATCAGTTGATATGATATTTGCAATATCTGCCAAAATCATATTTGATTGCATCAAAATTTTTTCAGTGCCTTTAGCATTTTTATTCATCAACTTGGCAGCATTTAACTTTTTTTGAGCCTTTTGAAATTCTCTTAAATTAATGTCTGCCTCCACTTCTGCAAGTGTTTTTAATTTCTTCGGTCTTCCTCTTCTCTTTTTTGGTGCCACTTCACCACCATCATCCATCTCCATGTCCATGACTTTGGTGACTTGCATTTTTGGTGTTTGCTTTTTTTTCTTTGCTGACTTGGCTACTGAAGCAGCAATTTTAACAGCAGAGAGAACAGGTAATGGCATTATGTTTTACTTTGTTGTCTTTTTAAATTTTCTTCTTCAATATATTGTTTAAGCAAAGCGACATAAACATCTCTTTCCCAAGGCATCATGTTTTCAATCTCAGTTAATGAGTATTTATGATGCTGAATCATGGCAAAATTAATTTTATAGTATGACTCCAGATTCGTGTGGGCCATACCTAGCTGAAAAAAGCAGCCAGACCCTCCAATACAATATCTGATTCTACTCCAGTTTTTGGATTTGTAATCTTAACTTTATGAGATAATTTAGGCATTGAATCAAAAAACTTTTCAACCTCTTTAAATTGTTTTGTATTTAATTGATCAATAAAACCATCTAACTCCTCTTGTGAGCAGTCATCTGCATCCCAACTTTCCTCCTCATCATATACCATATCAATACAACCAGATAACATGCTAAGTGATTGATTTACATTTGTTTCTTCAACATCAAAATTATTTTCTATAAATTGTTTCATTGAGGGATATTTCAATTTCATTGAATACTTATCATCAAGTTTAATGATATTATTATGACCTTTTGTTTTCTTAACTTTTATTGAATCAATATTAACTGCCATTTCCACAGCAGTAACACCATCATCAGGGCAAGTCACATTCACTTCAACTGTCTCACCCACAGACTTAGATCGAACATTTAGAAATAGATATTCAATATCAAATGTCGGTAAAGTTGTTACATCAATATTTTTTGTCAGAATACATGATGTGAGGATATCAACGATTGCATCGCTTACTTGTTTTGAGTCATTTGATTCAAGTGCTAATATTAATATTTTTTCCTCACGAACTAGAAATGGACGATATTTAATTCTTTTATTGTTCGATGGCAACACCAATTCATAAGTTGGAGTACTAATCTTTGGTAAAGGCATAATTATTCAATTCAGTGTTTTATTTAGTATTATATCACGAATCTATTTGATTCGCAACTATATAGCGGTCATAATTGAAACTTACAGTAACTTTCATTAAGTCTGCTGCTCCATATGTTACAGGGATAGGTGATATAGATTTTGGAAAAGTATTAATAAACTGATATCTTAATCTTCTTTTTTGATTTTTTTCAAACTTTGTAATAAACATTGTATCACATTTGTATGAATCAGGATATCTCATTCTACGATAGAATGGTTTTTGAAAATCTGCAACCTCTCTCTCAGCACCACTGGAGATATAGTCCATCCAACCCTCAAAGATGTTCAATAGTGTGTAATCTTCATCCACATAAAATGTGAAGTCAATATCTGTGTATATTCTAGTATGAGCGAACTCCTGTGGCACACCCATGAAATTATCCTTTACTTCCGCTGTCGCATATGCAGTCGCAGGAAGTGATGCATCATTACATAGTATACCAGCCTCACGACTGATAAAATCTTGTGCATTTTGAATTCTTTTATCAAATCTAAGATAATTAATGACAGCACCATTAATTCCAGCAAAATGAACTTGATATTGATTATTCAGCGATAAACTACCAAATTTTACTTTGGCATCGGTCATCGTGATTTTTTGTACAAAACTCACGCTAAATACCTATATGATTTTTCTTATTATTATTTATGTCATATAAAGGGAGATATTCACCATCTTACCCACGAAAGTATAAAGGTAATCCATCAAACATCATATATCGTTCACTTTGGGAGCGAAAATTCATGGTTTACTGTGATTTGAATGAGAATATACTTGAATGGGGTAGTGAAGAGATTGCAATACCATATCGATCTCCAATAGATAATAAAGTTCATAGGTATTTTCCTGATTTTTATGTTAAACTGAAGGAGACTACAGGTAAAATCAAAAAGTATATTATCGAAGTCAAACCTAAAAAACAACTTAAACCTCCTAAAAAACCAAAAAGACAAACAAAAGGTTATCTTTACGAAACTTATGAGTATGCTCGTAATCAAGCAAAATGGAAAGCAGCATCAGAGTATTGTAAAGACCGATTGTATGTTTTTAAGGTAATGACTGAGGATGAACTCGGAGTCAAATGAATCGTATTAGTCCAGTATTAGATCGTTTAATCGGAATCGAAGATCCCGATGAATTAATGACAGAAATTACTGAAGTGGTGAGTGACACAGCAACAACACCACAGGCAGGTCAATTCTTTTTATTTTCATATGTACCATCATCAACTGGTAGATATGATGCAAATCCCCTAGTTGCAGTCACAGATGTGTACTCATGGGGTTTTCGTGGTACAAATTTTCATCATGGTGAAGCACGATCATATTCATTCGCAAATGTAACTAGCAGCACATATCGTGTCTATCCTGAAGAGATTACCGACCTTCAGGCCCTACCTTTCGGTAAAATGCGTCTAAATAGTTAAAAAAGGGATAAAATAAATGTTACCAGCAGGTATTGATTCAAATTATAAAAAGCAAGAGGAGTTTTATGCATCAGAAAAATACCAAACAGGTGCCAAAGAAGCAATAAAAAATAATCAACCCCTCCCAAAATACGAAGCACCTAAAAGTGAATCAAATGTTACCACAAAAGGGCAGAGATCTGCAAAGTCTCAGCGTCGTGGTGGTGTTTTAAGATATCCTCTTGAAGCGTTAACTGGTGTCACTGATTACTTACAAATCAATATTATTGAATACAAGAGACAACCAAATCAACTTACTCGCCCAACTGGATTTGGTGCAAATACTTTAAACAGTGCAGTTGGAGGAACTACATCAGGATCACTAGCACGAAAGTCTGTGATAAATGACGGATCTATACTTTTACAAGTACCATCAAATGTTCAAGATGGTAATGCAGTTAACTTTGGTGATAGTTCAATGAACACTCTTGTAGGTGCTGCAGCAGGAGTTGTCGGAAATGTCATGAAAGAAGGTGGAGATGCTTTAGCAAACCTGAAAGAGACAGGATTAAGTAAGGCATTAGGCAATTTTGGAGAGGGAGTGAAAAATGACTTTACAAAAAGATTTGAAAATAGTGAAGGTTTAGGACAAGCAGCTCAAAATTTTATGAATGCAAAACTCACTTCATCAGCATTAGGTGTATTCGGTGGTAATATTTCAGCACAACAATTACTAGCAAGACAGCAAGGTCAAATATTTAATCCAAACTTAGAATTATTATTTGATGCTCCAACACTCAGAAGTTTCACTTTTTCTTTTAAGATGACTCCTAGAAGTCAGCAAGAAGCAAGACAATGTAAATTAATTATTCGATCATTCAAACAAAACATGGCTCCAAAAGCAAATCTTGAAGGTGGTCAAGTAGGAGGCACAGGTATATTTTTAAAAACTCCTAACATATTTGAATTAAGTTATAAAAGAGGAGGTCGTGATCACCCCTTCTTACATAAATTTAAACAGTGTTTCTTAACAAATTTTTCTGTGAACTATACTGCAGAGGGCACTCATACTACATATGATGATTCAACACCAGTTTCAATGACTATGGATATGACATTCAAAGAGATTGAACCAATTTATGATACTGACTATAAAGATAGTGATAATTCAGTAGGATTCTAATATGGGATATTTTAGAGAGTTACCAACATTACGCTACCCATCTTTTTTAAGTGATAAAACATCATCACTTGATTATGTAGATGCAAAGAATTTATTTCGTCGTGTCAAATTAAGAGAAGACTTACAAAGTATTATCACTTTGTTTGATAAGTATGAAATCCCAGATGGATTTAGGCCAGATAATGTTGCAGAGGATTTATATGGTAGTGATACGCTAGACTATGTTGTCATAGTATGTGCAGGTATAGTTAACATTCGTGATGAATGGCCACTCTCAAATCAAGATTTATATGAGTACTCAGAAAATAAGTATGGAGTGAGTGGATTAACAGATATAAAATATTATGAAACTAAACTTGTAAAAGACTCCTCTGGAAAAGTCATACTACCAAAAGGAAAAAGAGTAGATGCGAACTTTAAACTATCATATTATGATGGTGGTATCACATATACGAATGACCTAACAAAACTTGGTACAAATGTGGCGAGTATACCAAACCCTATCAATGCCATATCTAATTATGAATATGAGACTTTAAGAAATGAAGAAAAAAGAAATATATTTGTATTGAAAAATGGATTCTTACAACAGTTCCTTGATGATTTTAAAGAGATAATGACATATGATGAGTCGAGTCAAAGAATTGATGATAATACAGCACAAACAGAAAATCTAAATTTAAGTATGCCATAAAAAAAGGGAGGTTGCCCTCCCTTGTGTCTTAGTTTTCAGCGAGTTGTTGGAAATACGATAGTGTGTCATCGTCTTCAATTTCACTTGAACTTGAAGCAACAGAGGAGACTGTCTCTCTTGTCTCTGCGACAGGAGTTGTAAACTCTTCTTCTTCAATCTCAGGATCTTGAGCAACTGGTTTTGCACCTCTCTTACCAAGAACATACTCTAGACGAACCTTGAGTTCATCGTAAGTCTTGAACTGTGTAGGAGCAACAAATTCAGAAAGAGATAATTCTTTCTTCCAGATTGATTCCATTGCATCATCATCATCTAATAACGGTGATACAGCAGCAAACTCACTTGAATCATAATTACGGTATCCAGCAACATTCTTAGCTTTCAATTTAAAGTTAGCACCCTGCCAGAAATCGAATGGATCGATTGCTTCTTCATCCTCGAACTCAGGTTGCATTGCTGCAGTGAGTTTGTCAAAGATTTTCTTACCATACTTGAACAAGAATGTCTTACCCTCGTTCTCAGGATTTGCAGGATCTTTCACAACATAGATGTTGGAAATGTATGTCAACTTGCGTTTCTGCTTTCTTGCTAGTTCCTTACCGGCATCAGTTCCATTATTCCACAACTGTGAATTATACTCTGATACTGGATCTTTCTGACCTAATGTGGTCAAACTATTTTCGATATACCATCCACCGGGCCCTTGAAACGCATGTGAATAAAGTTTAACGAATGGAAGATCTTCATTCTCAGGTGCAGGTAAAAAGCGTATAACAGCATAACCGTTACCACTCTTATCTACATCTAATTTCCAGAGACGGTCATCACCTGATGCACCGTTACTGTTCATCTTCTCCACTTCCTTAACCAACTTAGCGGTTAAAGAACCTAATTTAGATTGCTTTTTTAAATTAGCAAAAGACATTTGGATTACCTCGGATAATTTTAGATTTTGGTAGATTACTTAGATAGTATAACAGAACCATGTTATTTGTCAATAGACACTCTGAGAGTCTCTATTGTCTTCTTGGCTTCATTAAAGAAATTTTTCATACTCATGTCTGCAGGAAAACCCATCATATAAAATGAGGATTTCATAGTAGTTAATAATTCAATTGCTTCAGGATCATCAGATAATGATAATCTCGCATACATAATTTCTTGCTTATCAAGAAGTTCAGTCAATTTATCAACATGTTCCAATTTGTCCGCACGAGGCATAGTAGGGAAAGACATAGTGTTTCCGTAAATCTCCTGTTGGAGTTTACTGATTGCTTCTAATTGTTCTCTAACAATTTCTGACTCAAAAAATTTACCCATTTACTAATTCTCTTAGGACTTTCTTATATTGTAACACATTTATATTTATGAAAGGGTCATACTTCTTTATTTTCATGCTGACGGTTTCCCACACTGGGTCGTCAAGTTTTTTGTCAAATCGACTACGAAACTTAAATACTTTTTCAAGTATCACAACAGTTTCCAGATCAATATGTTCACCCAAATACTCTTTAAGTATTGGTGGATGGCCATTTGAACAATCAAACAAATCATCAAGTTCATACTCCTCAAACAATCGTGTGATCTGTTCTTTGAATATGTAACTCAAACTTTGTTGTTTGCGTGACCACTCAGAATAAGTTCTTTCACCAGAATTGATAATTTCCCCTATCCATAAACTTGATGGGTTGTTTGCAGTCACAAAGTTAGACACAAGAAAATCAACGATTTGATTGTCGGGATATTTTCTTGATGTCTTTTCAAACCAATACTTATCCTTCCTCTTGTTAAAGGCAGTGATCTTCGCTCTTGATCTCCCTCCGTATTTAAAGTAATCATATCTCGGACTGGAGAAATGATTTTTGATAGAAAGATATGTCTGGTAGGTTTCAAAGGGTGTCACTTTCATCGTCAGTTTCTTCACTTTCTAATTCTGTAATTGCATCGACAGGGACTTCATGTTCACCTATCATATACCAGTGTTGATCAACACCAACACTATCTGGTTTAACACCAATGTACTTGAGATCACTAAATGAGTGCTCTCGTAACATGGCTTGTAATCGATGATGGATTAATTCTGATTTAGATACTTGCATTATAAAGGTAGTCTAGCACGAGTTGTTTTTTTCATAAAGTTGAGACGGGTTGCATCCCACTTTAGTCTTTCCTTGAGTGATTTGGAAATGAGTTTCGTTACTGATTCTATCTCAAGATTGTTACTTTCGCAATAGTGGCAGATCGCATCAATATAATTGAATTGTTCTTCTGCAACTATCTTTTCAATTTCGATAGCAAACTTCTGAGGTGTCAGAAACTTCTTCTCAATGGCCTTCTCAAGTTCTTTATTGGGTTCCATAGAGCTCCAGTTTATCTTGAACAAACTTACTAATATATTCTCCGAGCAGTTTGATGTATTTTGCTTTGTCGTATTCTTCATAGACAACACATTCTCCGTTTTCACATGACATGATAATTACTAATTTTTTAATAGATATCCCCGTCAGTTCATAGAGCATACAACCATATGCCATTGCTTGGACAAAGTAATGTTCGATCCACTCTCTGGGTTTTGGTTTTGCTGATGTTTTAAAATCAATTATAGACAACTCTCCGTTATACTCTGCGATACAGTCAACAGTTCCTGCTATACCAAGTTGTTTGCTATAGAGTGAACCTTCAAGTGAGTGTATATTATCAATGTTCTTCAATTTAGATTTAGAAATCTTAAATAGAAAATCAGAGATAGGTTTTGTCTCTGGTAAATTATCATTCTTCAGAAAATGTTCTGTAAGTGTATGATAGTCTGTACCGCGAGTAGTTGCAGCTTTTGTAATACGATCTGCCTTTTCATTACCGACTCTTTTTCGCCAGTTAATAAAAATCTCTCGATTGAAATGACTCGTAACTGATGTGATTGATACTAATTTTAGTAATTCATCTTCATCAGGCACAGAATAATAACGAACTCCGTCAATCGTTTCTCTCGAAAGTTTTGGAAGATTCAATTCTACATGATTAAACATTACATACCCAACTGCATTTTTGCGACAAGATATTCTTTAACAAGTCCTGATCGAACTATGTCATCAATACCAAATTCGATAATATCAAAGGATGGCATTGTGCGAACTATCTTTAGGAAATCTACGATTCCATTTTTTTCATTGGTCTTTTGTAAATCTGTCTGAGATGCGTCACCACAGAAACAGATTTTACTATTTTCACCAACTCTTGTTATTATACTATCTAATTCATGAAAATTCAAGTTTTGAAATTCATCAACTATAACAATACAATTATCAAGTGTTGTTCCCCTCAAAAATGAGGTGCTCCAGAACTTTATTGTCTCCTGAGCCTTGAGATTACCATAGAGCATTTCAAAGTCTGCATCAGATGGCATCTGGAACATATATTTTACCATATTTTTGTATGGTATTTGGTATATATCTGCTTTATCCTCATGGTCTCCGGGAAGAAATCCGATTTCACGACAAGCAACCAACGACCTTACAAGATAGATTCTCTCGTATGGTGAAGTTTCATCCATTACATCAACTAATGCATTATACAGGGTAATAAACGTCTTACCAGTCCCTGCAGCACCGTAAGCAACAATATGCTTGTGTTTATAGGATTCAAATAATCTTTTTTGATTATCTGTCAGTGGTTCAACGTCTATTAAGTAATCTGCGTTAACAGGTTTCTTTCTTTTAAATTGTTTCGCTGTCAAACCAACCCCAATCGGTTGATCGGAGGTTCTCTTTTTTCTTGGCATTATAGTTTTTGTACTAAACGAGGATCTTTACTATTACCATGACTCTTTGCTGCTTTTGCTAATACTTCATTCCATCCGGGTGCTTTCTTTCTTAACTTATCTTTCCATTCTCCAACTTCACCAACTCCGGGCATTGTTGATGGGTCAGAATAATCTCTTGTCCAATCGGGATTTTCTTCTCTCCATTTATCCCAATCATGAACACTCATAGAGACTTCTTTTGTCTCTCCTGTTTCTTTGTGTACTACTGGATAGGTCGCCATAATAATATATTAGATGTAGTTATTTAGACCCACTGAAGGGCTTCTGATACGATAGGAAACTGCTCGATAAAAACAGATCGACATGCTTCTGCAATGTCCATGTGTTCCTTCTGAGTGCCATGTGCGGTTCTAAGATCAATGTAATGTATCCATGAACGACAAGAACCTGTCATATAAATTCTTGTTGGTGTACACAATGGTAACACCATTCTAGCACATTCTTTTGCAACTCCTTCCTCAATCATTTGATTATACAATGCTTGAGCAGAACTGAAAAGTGTCTGCATTTGTGCTTCTAATTTTTGCTGTATAAATGGATCTAAATCATCTATACTATTCTGACGATTTTTCTTATCTTGTCTGCGTAACTCTGGTAATTTAATTTTACCTAATTCATTGCTTTGTGCGTATCTTTGTGAAAACTCTTGAAAAGTAAAAGAACGATGTCTTAATATTTGTGCTGCTATCGCTCTTGTTGTTTCAATTTCAAGTGTCATTGATGATTGTTCAAAAACAGACCAATGATTATGTTGAATACAATAACGAAGTAATCCTGCAAATTTTTCGTTGTCCTGATTATTTGGATTTGAGACTCTGGCGATGTATGCCATTGTTTTCTCAGCATCAGGAGAAATACTTACTAACTTAACTGTCATTATCCGAATCCTTTTTTTAATTTACTGTCTAAATTATTCATTTCCTCTTCAACGACTCTCAATTGTTTCTTCATATCTTTGAGTTGCTCATCTGTGTAGAGATGTTCTTGAGCAATTAATCTTTTAAGTAATTTGACGAGTCTTTTGGCTCTTGCGGTATCAGTAGTAGAGGTGTCCATAAAGTTTCGACATACTTATTTAGTAAAGAGGGAGGTTGGATTCCTGTATACCAACAAATAACGGGCATTACTACAGTAGTAAAAACGTTATTGCCTGAGACCCGAT